CCAAGATAGAGAAGCCCGAAAATTTGATTGATGCAGGATTCATGCGCGCAATGATTCCGTCGCCAATGAACCTCGCTTGCTTCGAAGGAACTGGTGAAGGCAACGTTGGATGGTGGCCAAAGAAGTGGGAGTTCAATAAGAAGAATTACGGGATACCAGGTTCGGGCGCGCGCATGAGGCCGACCTTTCTCGGCTGGTATGTGGGTCGCGACATCTACCCGTCTGAAACAGATTTAAGAACGCAGGGATGGTATGAAATCGGAGACACTTGGGAGCCGTCGCAGGGAACCGCAGAACACGCGAAGCAATGCGCCAAAGCTGTGCGCGCCGACCCTTTGCTCACAAAGCATCTGGGCAAAGATTGGGTGATGCCTCGCGAACAGATGTTTTTCTACGAGACAAACATTAAAGAGTATCGAGTCGATAAAAAACTACACATCTGGGCAAGAGAGATGGCTGCGAACGACAGAGCCGCATTTACGCCGTCATACAAGTCGGTATTCGATCCCGACCTGTTGATGAAATATCAGGATGCGATTGCGGAACCGAAAGGAGTCTTTGGACTCAGAGGCACATGCGGAAAAGATCAGCTTGTCCCGAAGCGTTATCAACCCACAGAGCACCTGGGCGGAACGTCACTTCGCGTGACGGCTGACTGGTCCCGAAAAATAGGCCCATTCAACTTCGAACTCTACCCGCTGAAATTCAAAGGTTGGAATGAGTTTGATGAAGCTGGAAAAATCATTATTTGGGAGTGGCCAAAGAAAGGTGAAATCTATTCACTGGCCACCGATAACGCCGATGGTCTTGGCGCCGACCGTACCGTAATTCAAATCCTGCGCAAAGGTGGCATGGGAAGGTGCGATGCTCAGGTTGTAGAGTTTTGCTCAGACGCGATCAGCGGCGTGGAGCTGTGGCCGTGGGTGCTGGCGCTCGGAACCTTCTACTCGACGATGCGGGATGGCAAGATGCGATTGCCAAAGTTGATCCCTGAAACGAACCGTGAGGGCGGCAGGCAGTTGCTCAAAGAGCTTGAGATGCGTGGCTGGAAGTCGAACGACATCTACTTCGAATACAAACATCGATCGACGTCGCGCAAAGCAGCCGGAACAGTTTCGTATGGCTGGCAGATGACTCCAATGAATCGCGATGAATTGGTTCAACGTGGAATCCAGGCACTTGAAAATGAAGTGATCGAAGTGAACTCTCCGGCCTTGGTAGACGAGATGGCGTCATTTGTTCGGGATGAGAATGGGAAGAAAACAGCGGCAAAAAATCGCCATGATGACAGGTTGATTTGCCTATTTCTCGCGTTCCACGGACTGTATGCTGAGATAGCCAGGGCAACAGGAGCCGACCCAACAATTGAAAGAACTCGTGCCATTCCGGAGGAAGTGTTGTACCCTGTGGCGACAGAGGGTTCGATGAACGACGTCAGCCGCTACCTTGATGAAATGATCGGAGGCTAAATGGCAAAGAAACCAATCCCGATGCCAGTCTCAAATGAGCCGGATTACCCGTCTCTCGCTGAGATGAACAGTCGCGCAGTCGAGGAAATGGCGGCGCGTCAGCGCAACGAGCATCAGATGTATGCGGCCTGTCCGAGTTGCGGCCAGCAATTAACCGCTGCCGAACACGCACTCAAATCGACATCTTATGAGCCAACTCGGCCTGTCTTTTGTCGTGCTTGCGGGTGGTCGGGATCGGCGTACCGGGATTGCTATTGATGGAAATTGAAGTTCTCGCCATTGGCACGGAGGTTACGATTGACGGTGAAATTCCGGCGACGATCCGGGGTATCTGCATTCGCTCAGAAAGCAATATCACCTATGAATGCGTTTGGTGGGACGAGCGAAGCCGGAAGATTGAGTGGCTGACTGTCGACGAAATCAAACCCAAGTCCGAGCACAAGGCCATCACGATTCGACCACGAGGGTTAGCATGAAAAGACGTTCATTTGTTCAATCGCTATTAGCACTCCCGGCCGCTGTTGCGCTGTCGAAGATTCTTCCAGTCAACCCCGAACCACCGCCACCCATCGCCGATAATTTGTTTACCGCACCGCCGCTCACGTCTTATCTGGCGAGTCCGCAACGCATTCGCATTACAGGTCGCAACCAGCATGGGGAAGTTATCTCAGAAGAGATCGTCGCTGGACATTTTGGTGAGATTAGTTTTAAGGACATTACACGCATCAAAGTCATCCAATGAAAACTCACGTCATTCGCAAATTCATCTGTCCTCGCCACAGCTACTTCGACGCGCTGGTCAAGTGGGATGAGCGATACAATCCTCAGAAGTGTCCTCAGTGTAAAAAGAAATGTGAGTCAGTGTTCATTGCTACTCGCGCCGCGCTTCCGGCCGCAACTATTGTTTACGAGAAAATGGTTGGTGGAAAGGTCGAAAGGCTCTATGTTGATCCGCAGGAGCCAGCATCAATTGCTTTCGCAGAGAAGAACAAGTTTCAGCGTCGTGAAATCCAAGGCATGGCCGAAGCGCGAAGATTCGAACATGAAGTCGCGAACGAAATGCGCCGTGAGCATACGGAGCAACAGAACGCGATGAGCCGGAAGAAAGAAGAAACGATGCGCGAAGCCCACGCGGAATTGCGTGATATGATGCCGCACATGGATGACTTCTCGCGGGCGCTCGCGAAGGAAGCTATTCGACAGTCAGAGTCGGGATACTCGCAGTCATACGATCCGAATTTCCGAATTGGGGCTTACAACTAAAGGAGCTACATCATGGATTGTTTCATCACGTTCGACGTTCACTGTTCAAAGGGTCACGAACTTGCTAAGTCCATAGGCGACGATTCGATCACATATCGCCACGAGAACGCGGCAGACTGCGAGTTCGGTGAAGAATCCGTGACGGTTTCGAAGATCACACCGGAGCAACTGTCCGTATTGTTCAAGCCCGCAAAGAAAGCCGCTGCGCCCGCGTCCAAGAAAACAGCCAGCAAAAAATAGATGGCTCTGTCTCAATACTTCGCTCCAGTAGCGGTCAATTCCTCCGGTCGCAAACTCGGATGGCTTCGCGAAGCCTACCGGGAGTCCGAGATCGGGGTTGAGTCCTGCTACGGATACGATCTTCTGGATGAAGACCTTCGCATTTTTCGACAGATATTCCCCGACATGCTGTCAGGGTTTAGTGGTCCCGCTCTCTCAAGTCCGCCACTTTCAACGCCCACAGGTGCGGCAGTCAATCGCGGTCTTCACATTCCACAAGTGAAGCGAATGCTTTCCGAGATGACCGCCATTCTCGGAAACATCGAACCGTCATGGACTCACACGGCCAGCAACGAAGAACTTCGCGATGTATCCGATAAACTGGATGCTTGCACAAGAGTTTGGTGGGAGCGCACCCATGCAGTTGAGCGCATCATTGAGACGATCCAGTGGTCGGCGGTGAATCGCACGGGCTACATCTTCCCCAAGTGGAATCCACATTTTCACGGCATCAATCAGGGCGATATTGAGTTGGGAGTTGGAGGCCCGAAATCCTTCTACCCGCTCTGGTGTCCCAAATCAAACGACATTCAGCAGGCTTACGCCGGCACGATCGTTGAAGACATGCCGATTCATCAGTTCGGGATTACCTGGCCGACGCTGGTGAATAGCGTCAAGGTGAACGATCAGGCCACAGCGAACCTTGCGCAACAGGCAGGGCGCGCGGTGGGAAATGTTTTGCGCGGTGCCGCGGAGTTGTTTGATCCAAGCACAGGTAAGAAGCAGTTTCACGGCCAAGTCCCAGCAGTCAGGGTTTACTACACCTACATTTGGGACATGTCGATGAACCTCACTGGCAACACGGTCTGGATGGGCACACCGCGAACCTATTGGAATTACGCTGTTCCGTCTGTAGGGTCAGACATTCCGACAGGACTCATCAACCCGAGCACCGGGCAAGACCTTACGAAAAAAGCGGAGAAAGAAGACTGTTATCTCTACCCGTGGCTTCGGTTGGTAATCTGGACGAATGACGTAATTTGCTATGACGGCCCAAGCCATGCGATTCACGGTAAAATTCCCGCAGTAAAACTTACTCTCGATCCGTGGCCGTGGGACTATCTCGGCGGTTCATTAGTTCGCGACATTGCATCGCAGGCCGAAGCATTCAACCGACTGGTTCGTTCGATTGACCATCGCGAACAGAAGAAAGCAAAACCTCCGCGTCAAGTCAATATGGACATGATTGACGATACGACCGCGGAATCGCTTCGCAGGCTTATTGAAACACCGGGAGAGTTGGTTAAGGTCGACACCTTCCGCGAAGGCGAAGTGATTCGACCGCTTGACGATCCTCGCAACAATGAAATTCAACAGTGGGAATTGGAGTACGGTAAGCAGTTGGTCGAGATGATGACCGACGTGCTTGGGCTGAACAACCTTCAACGACTGGCCGAATCTCGGCAAATTCCCAGCGGCGACACCTCAGAAAAACTTCTCCAAATCACAGGCGCGCGCACCCAACGTAAGGGCAACATCATGGAGCGATTCTGTGCTGACCTCGCGCCTATGGTTGACGGGCTTCTGCTCCAGCACTACAACTTCGAACTCCGATGGAAATTGTTTGGTTATAAAGGTCTGACAGTGTTTGACTACGATCAAGATCGCGGCACGTTAGTTCCGGCCAACATCCCGGGCCGCGCTCTCTCAAACGGCAATCTCTTCGGTGACGGGCGTTCAGGCCGATTTGATTCTCGCATCAAGCGAGCGCGTTATTTGGCGGCGACAATGGGAGTTCAGATTGAGCGAGGATCGTTGCTGGACGTGACGTCGATGACGCGACAACTGCTCGAGTTGAGGCTCTACCAGGATCCCAACTTCCCGAAAGATCCGATTTCACTGGCTGAGTCGCTACGGCTAAATAATGTTGGTAGTTTAGACGACGGCGAGGACAAGGACAGCCGTATAGGGCGTGCTAAGAAATGGGCGAGAATTCAAACAGAAACCCTCGCAGCCCTTCAAGCGTTAGCGCAACAGATTATGGCGGCGGGTGATCCCTCTGCCCAGCTGGCAACTATGATGCAGACCCTTGGCGCGGGTGCTGGCGGCAATGGTGGTGGGGCGCACGATGCGACAGGCCGACCCGAAGGC